ATATTTCATTGCGCGCCACACCGCACGATCAATCTATCTGTCAACCAGTCGGTGCTCTACCAGACGAAATCTCATCCCGAAGTCGGAGGCAACTGACGTGAACGACATTATGGTCAAGGACGCTGCGATGATCGATCGGCTGATTGATAACGCTTTCACCCGCATGATGCGGGCCACGACCGAGGGCCAGCAACGCTGGTGGTGCGATCGGCTCACGCACTGGGTCAAGCAGAGAAGCCCGGAGCGGGTGGCCGTCATGGAACGCGAGAAGGGTTTGGCGTGAAGTCGCGCGACGAGATTATCGAGCTGGTGCGGCCGCTCCGGTTTTCGAGCCGGCAGTGCTTCTACTCGGTTCTCGATCAGCTATCCATTGTGAAGCTCGAGAGTGGCGAGGTCGTACACCTCAAATGGCCGGAGGCGCTTGGCGAGGTGACCGTCGAGCAGTGGAACCACGCCTATGACTCCTCAATGGCAATGTGCACCGAGATGATCGGTTACACGGCACCGGGTGGACAGCCTGTTCAATGAATTTCTACAAGCACCACATCGGCGACTACGCCAAAAAGACAGTACACCTGTCCCTGCTTGAACATGGCGCCTACCTCCTAATGCTGCATGCCTACTACGGAACTGAGAAGCCGCTTCCGGTCGAGGCGCTGTATCGCATCACGCACGCTCATACGAAGGCGGAGCGCGCCGCGGTCGATTCCGTCGCCGCACAGTTCTGGAAGAGGACCGATGCGGGCCTGGTGAACGGACGGGCATTCGAGGAACTCGAGATAGCGACCGAACTCGGTGAGATCGCGAGGCAAAACGGAAGTCGAGGGGGTAGGCCAAAAATAACCCAGCGGGTTTCTGAAAATAACCCAGCGGGTTCCGAAAGTGAAACCCAGCGGGTTTTAAAAAATAAAGCTATCCAGACTCCAGACTCCACTATCCAGAATCCGGAGGGAGAGGGCCGAAGCGGCCCCGCGCCCCCGGTGAAGGCGAAACGGAAAAGCGGACGGGTACCCGAGGATTTCACTCCGGACGTTTCTCTCGCCCTCGCCGAACTTCCGGATCTGGACACCGAGCGCGAGGTGCAGAAATTTCGCGACTGGGAGTTCAAAACGCCGCGGTCCGATTGGCCGGCTGTTTGGCGCAACTGGATCGAATCGGCGCGAGAAACCGGCAAATACGCCAAACGGGCGGAGTCGAAAATCCAATGGCGCTAGGCACTGTCGACTGGGATGCGCTGCGCCAAATGCGGCTCGCCGGCCAGAAGCCCACGCTTCCGGTCATCGTCACTTCGGAGCCCCATCTCCCGAAGCGGTTGGAGGGCGTGGGGTGCCTCGTGATCCTGCACCGATCGGGCGATGTGATGCCGGTCAAATTGCTCGAAGGACTCGACGTGATTTGGTTTTTCGATCGCTGCCACATTGCCGAATTCACGTGGAAATTATGCAAGGAAAAGGGCGTGAAACTCAACCGCAGTCAGGTGTGGTGCGGGTGCGCCAACATGCTGTCGATTCTGCCGATCTGGTGTCACTCGTACGCGGAGTCCGTTGAATGGGCTGAGGGGAAATTGAGTGCGTAACATGAAAGGGATTTTCGTCGAGGCGGATGCGCCGGAGTTTCTCGAAAACGAGATCGAGCCGGAGCGCGAAGTGCTCGATTTGAACACGCTCAACGTGGTCGATATGCTCGCCGCGCGCCGCGCCAGGCAACTGAATTTCGACACCGCGCCGTTCGATCCGGAAGGCCACGACATGCGGTTCTTCCCGGGTGGATTTACGGTCTGGTCCGGATTCCCGGGGACGGGGAAGACGACGCTGCTCCGACAGTTTGTTTGTCATCTTTTGCGCGGTGGCAAATCGGTGTTCGTGGCCTCGCTCGAGGAAGATCCGCAGGATGTTTTCTGCCGTCTCGCTGCGGTCGCGATCGGCTCTGAGGAGTTGACGGCCGATGCCCTGCAATGGTGTATCGATTGCTGGCACGACAAGCTGCGGCTGTGGTCGTATCGCCGCGGCATTGCGGAGACCGGCAGGATTCTCGCCGTCGTCCGTGTTCTCGCGAAGCAGGGGGTGCGCCACGCCATCATCGATTCCCTGGCAAGGCTCGACGTGCACTCAGGCGACTGGGAGGCACAGCGGCTGTTTGGCAATTCGCTCGAAGCCACGGCCGCGGTATCCGGAACGCACATCCACCTGGTCGCGCATCCTCGCAAACTCGTGAGCGCTCAGCAGGAACCGGACATCAACGACATTGCCGGATCTGCCGACATCGGACGCCTTGCGGACAACGTGCTGTTTGTTCGCCGCCCGGATTCAGACTCGCCGATCCCGAGCGAATTCTCGCCGATGCGCGTGAGCGTGAGGAAGCAGCGCTATCACACCGGCGCATGCTCGACCATCGACGGCTATTTCAACAAGCGCTTCCACCAATGGAAACCGCACCTACACGATATCCACGTGACTCGCTACCTGCCGGCCGGCGCCTACGGAGAGACGAGCTATCACCCAGAATTGAAACCATGAGAACCCCTCGCGTGCCTCCGGAGATTCGCAAATGAGCCGGTTTTACTTAACTGAAGCCATGAAGACCAAGATCCGCCGCTTACTCGCCTCCGGGATATCGACGCGGGTGATTGGATTGCGCTTTGGGCTGCACCATTGCGCGGTGAGGCGGGCGGCGAAATGATTTATCAACAACACAAGGGGAAATTACATGTCTTATGCTGAACAACAGACGGCCGGATCTACGCTCGCGTCCTATGGCGCGTCGAATAATCCCACGCGACAGCCGCGACTCGATCAGGTATCGGACCGCTTTGAGAAATCCCTGAACGAATTCTTGACGCTTACCCAGCGGTTGCAGAACATCACGGATCGCGTGCTTGGCCCGGTTCCCGAAGCCGTCGAGAACAACAAACAGCCGCAACCCCCAAGCGCATCCATCGGCAAGCTCGAATCCATGACCGAATCGCTGGGGCAGTTATTGCGCCGGCTGAATCAATCCGTGGAGCGCTTGGAAACGCTCTGATGCGACGCGCAGCTAAACGCGACATTGCCGAGCCGGATATCGTCACCGCGCTCGAAAAGATCGGTGCGAAGGTCTATCGGAATCTCCCGGTCGATCTACTCGTGTTCCATCGCAATCGCTTTATCTGCCTCGAAGTCAAAACCCCTGGCCGGAGCGATCACAAGGCTGAGCGTAAGGCGCAGAACGCTTTCATAGCCGAGACTACCTGCCGGGTGGTCAAGAGCCCACAGGAAGCCATAGAGGCCATTACACGGAGTAATTCATGACCATTCACACCTACGCCCGCCGCCGTCCCCGGATGGGGCTCGATTTTGTCTGGAATTGGCGCCATTTGGGCTATTTACTGCTGGCCTGTGCGATTTTGAGCGCGTGGATCGGGTGGGGGCAGTGAACCTCTCCACCATCAAACTCTTGCGAGAGTGGGCCAAGTGGGGAGAGGCTCAGAATATCTGTTATCCCTCGATGTCGCCCATGTTCGGCGAACGGGCGCTCAAAACTGCCTTGTTCGGTATTGGCTACATCCCGCCCGATGTCATGCGGGTGGAATGGGCGGTCTGCCGATTGGAGTGGGAGCTACGTTTCGTGCTGATTTTGCGCTACCAGCGGCATCTGCCGTGGGGCCGAATCGGTCGTTGCATCGATCGCGATTGGCGCACGGCAAAAGCTCGCACCCAAGCAGCGGAAAACGAAGTGCATCACAAATTAAACGGAAATGCTTCCCTTATTGTCGGTCGAAAGGTACGATTCGTGCGATTATTCAAAACTGTCTCTACCAGAAGCTCCGCCTAGTCGGGGCTTTTTGCGTTTCAAAGGAGCCCTCCATGAGCGAGTTCATCGAAAATTCCAAACACGGCGCCATGACCGCGGCGGTTGAGACGCACTTCGGCACCGCGAAACCTCGCACCATGCCGGGAGATGCGAGTGGCAAGAGCCATCCGCTCTATGGCGATGCGCAGTACAACCCCGAACCTGTCCCCGGCGTCCCCGATGGCAGCGGGTTTAATTACGTCCCCGACTCCGCAGCGGGCCATACCAGCAAGTAAACGAGGTGCGACCAAGCGTAATGGCAGTCGCAATACCCCATGGCAGCGAGACTCAATCGGCATCACTCGGAAGAGATACGCCAAAAAATCCAAGCTTCGAACATTATTCACCGGTTGCAGCAGCACATTGATGGCGAGGTGGAGATGAGCCCCACCCAAATCTCAGCGGCGCAAACTTTGCTCGACAGATCAGTTCCAAAACTCTCGCAAATTCAACACATTGGTGATCCAGAGAACCCATTGGACATCAATCACACAGTGCAGTTCGTTGGCGCACATCCAGCTACCACAGAAACTTGAGCCGCTATGGAAGCCAAAGCGCTACAAGGTCTTGCACGGCGGTCGCGGAGGAGCTAAGTCCTGGGGCATTGCTTCCACGCTGCTGCTGATGGGCGCCGAGAAGCCCATGCGCGTGCTGTGTGCCCGCGAAGTGCAGAAATCGATTCAGGACAGCGTTTACCGTCTATTGCTCGATCAAATCCTGCGGATGGATTTGGGCGCGTTCTACTCCTCGACGGAGACGCAGATCCGCGGTGCCAATGGAACCATGTTTCTGTTCGCCGGCATCCGCGGTCAATCGATTGAGAATCTGAAGTCCTACGAAGGCGTCGATGTGTGCTGGGTGGAGGAGGCGAATGCGGTCACCAAGAAATCCTGGGCCGTGCTCATTCCGACCATTCGCAAAGAGCAAAGCGAGATTTGGATCAGCTTCAATCCGGACTTAGATACGGACGAGACGTACGTGCGCTTCGTGATGAAGCCGCCCAAGGATTCGATCGTCATCCAGATGAACTGGCGCGATAACCCGTGGTTTCCCGAGGTGTTGCGCAAGGAAAAAGAGCATTTGGAATCGACCGATCCCGCGGCCTTTCGCAATGTATGGGAGGGCGAGTGTCGATCGGCGGTGGATGGCGCCATTTACGGCGCTGAAGTCATCAAGCTGATTGCGGATGGGCGCTATCGTCCGGTCCCATACGATCCAATGCTCACCGTGCACAGCATTTGGGATCTGGGCTGGAACGACAAAATGGCCATCATCCTAGCTCAAGGCTTGGGTGGTGAGCTGCGCATCATCCAGTACATCGAGGACTCGCACCTCACGCTCGCGGACTATGTGACCGGCCTCGAGGCGAACAAGTATCGCTGGGGCTTTGACTTCCTACCGCATGACGGCGCGGCGAAGGATTACAAAACCGGCAAGAGCGCGGAGGAGATTCTCCGCAGCCTCAAGCGCAACCCGCGCATCGTGCCGCAGATCGGGATCGAGCAAGGGATCAAGGCGACGCGGCTCATCTTCCCGCGCTTGTACATCGATTCGGACAACGCCAGCCGATTGGTCGACTGCTGCAAGCGCTATCGGCGCGCGATCCCGACGAGCACGAATGAGCCCGCGGCGCCGCTGCATGACGGATACAGCCATGGGGCTGATGCGCTGCGGTACCTGGCCGTCATTGCGAACGAGATTCGTAACGACGTGATGAGCAAGAAAACACTGACTTACCCCAAAAGGGCTTACGTATGAGCATGGCCATGTTCGCGAATATCAAAGCGCTCGAAGCGCGCATTGTGGAGTTGGAGCGTAAGTACGCCGATCTACTCGCGCGACTCACCGAGAAAAAGCCGCTGGAACTGCCGAGAAAGACCGCGTGACGATTCAATTCGTCCAGAACACGTTGCTCAACAGCCACGTGTATCAATCTGGCGAGATTTGCAATTTCACCGCGGCTCAAGAGGCCACGCAGATTGCCGCATTCAATGCGGTCGCCTATCCCTCGCAGTCAGGTACCCCTCCGACTGCGCCGACTCTCACGCCCTCCATCCTCACCGCGGCCGGGATTCAAAGCGCGATGAATGCCGTGGGTGCGGCCGGCGGCGGGACGGTGCAGTTGCCGGGTGGATTGATCCCGCTGTCCGCTTCGCTTGTGCCCGTCAATGGCGTGTACTTGATCGGTGTGGAGCCGGTATTGAATACCAGCACCGGTATCCCCGACGCACCGAGCGTCACGTTCACGTCGGGCACGATCCTGGCTCCCACCGGAGCATTCCCCGCGATCACGTGGAATACGGCAACTCTCGGCGCTCCGGGCAGCCAGGCGGCCTTTGGAGCCTTGGGCCTCAACAACATCGGCTTCAAGAAATTGGGCTTCCAGGGCGGCACCTACGGCATTTTTGGCGGTGGCACCAACAATGCTTCGGCGTGGTGGAGCGAGTTCGAGAATCTATATTTCATCGGTCAGACCGTGTGGGGGCTGTGGCTCAGCAACTACCAGCACTGTAATTTCAGGCGAAATTATTCCTTCAATTGCACCAATGGTCAGTGGCATGGCATCGATGTCGCCGCGGGCACCTTATCCCCCGGCAATTCGACCTACTACGACCTGTACAACGTCATTCCGAGTTCGTCGGCCACCAACTGGGCCTCGCGCGCCATTGCGATGCAGTGCACGGGAAGCGGCATCTCGAACCAATTCAAGATGGACCGCATCCAGTCGAATCGCTTCAACGCGGCCTCGACCACGCAAGCGGCCACGATGGCGAATGCCACAGCCAATATCACGGTGGTGGATGGGACGAAGTTCCTAGTCGACTTACCGGTCGCTTTCAGTGCGACAGTCAATGGAGTCACCACCGGCACGATTTACTTCGTGACCTCGGTCGCCGCCAATGTGATTCAGGTGTCGAAAACCATGGGCGGCACGGCGATATCCATGACCGGCGCCAGCGCGGTCAATATTACGCACAACGGCTTCCCGGCCTTTGAGTTCGTCGGACGCGCGGGCTCTGCGATGACCAACGCCGTCATTACGAACTTGGACGTGGAGGCGGGCGGCACCTGCGCGGTGCTCTTCCAGAACGCCACCGGCTGCGATGTCACGATCAGCCAGGTACCGCAGACCGGGCAGTCGACGGTGTCGATTTGCGGTCGCAACGTGGCAGGAACCGTGTTCCGGTGCGGCATCAGCTACAACACCGACTTTGATACCGGCTTCTCGACGGTGCAAAGCTACGGCACCAAAAATTACACGTCAGTCGGGACGCCGGGTGCGGGCATTGCGTACGACGCGGTCTCGGGCAACGTCTCGCTCTCCTTAGGCTTTCAAGCCGATACCCCTGCCGCCGGGGCCTTGGTCTATGTTCCGACCGGCTCCGGCCTCGTCCAGGGCAACAACATCGCGGAGCGGGGCAGAACGAATGCGAATGCCGCACCCGCGGACTCGATCTTGGGCGGACAGATTTCCTACACCGCGGCGAGCACGGTTATTACCTTGCCCGTTGTCACTGCAACCACCGTCGGCATGTGCACCACGTACGTCAATCAGACGGCGACCACGCAAACGATCAACACCAACGGCGTGCAGCTGTTCAACGGCAAAGCAGCGCTCACCAGTTTGACCTTGGGTGTCAATGCCTCGGTGCGCATCAAGGCCGCGATCTTCAGCGCAGGCCTCTTTGGCTACACGATTGAAGGCTACGGCGGAACGTATTCCGCTGGCACGATCACGGGACTTTGATGGCATCAGAACAACCGAAAACGCCGAATAAGCCGATGGATGAGGCCGCGTTGATTGCTGCGATCGACGATTGCGACAACCGTTCCTACGGCTCAAATCTATCGAACCTGACCGCTGAGCTATCGAAGGAACGCTCGCTCAATATCGACCTGTACTTGGGCAAGAACGTCGATCCCGCCCCTGAAGGGCAGTCGAATGTGATCGACCGGACGGTGTTCGAGACGATCCAGTGGATATTGCCGAGTCTGTGCCGCATCTTTGCCAATGGCGATGATGTGGTGAATCTCGTCCCCATCAGCGAAAAGGACGTCGATCCCGCGAAGCAGGAATCGGCCTACCTCAACTGGCTGGTGACGCAAAAGCACCCGTGGTTCGACATCTTCTTGGAGTTTGCGACCGATGCACTCCTCACCAAGAACGCCTATATCCTGGTGTACCCCGACAAAAAGCGCACGGTCGAGATCGAGAAATACACCGATCAGACCAAGCAGGGCGTCAGTTACCTGCTGATGGACCCGGAGTGTCAGCTGATCCAGTCGAGTCAGAAGGAAGCCCCTGACTTGGCTCCCGATCCGGTGCTCGATGGCAATCGCCAGCCGATTGTCGATGCTCAAGGCCAGCCGATGACGTCGCCTGCACAGCTCTACGACTGCACCATCCGCCGCACAGGCAGCACCAAGAATCTGTGCATCAAAGTCTTGCCGCCGGAGCGGGTGAAGGTCGATCAACGCGCGTTCAATTGGCGGATCGATGAGGACTGCGGCTATTTCGAATACTGGGAGGATACGACGCTCTCGGATCTACGCTCGCAGGGCTATGACATCCCGACCGACATTGCCGATGATCCGGAGCTTTACACCCAAGAGGACATGGCGCGCGATGAGTACGGCGAACGCCGCTTAGAGCGGTACAAGCCGGCTGATCCGTCCATGCGTCGCGTCAAAGCGCGGCAGATCTGGATAAGGGCGGATGCGGATGGCGACGGGATCGCCGAGCTGCTTCAGGTGGTTCGTGTTGGCCGGCGCATCTTGGTGAAAGAGGAGGTCACGCGCATCCCGGTCGCCTCGGGTGTGGCCTGTCCATTGCCCCACCGGCATATCGGCATCTCGATCGGCGACATGGTGCAGGACATCCAGCGCATCAAGACGTCAATCCTGCGTCAGGGCCTCGATAACCTGTACATCGCGAACAACCCGCAAAAGGTCTTGAACGAGACCATGGTGAATATCGACGATGCGCTGATCTCGAGGCCTGGCGGGATCATTCGCGCGACCGACATCAACCAGATCCGCTATGAGGAGGCGCCGTTCGTGTTTCCGCAAGCCATTGCCGGCCTGCAGTACATGGATTCGGTGCGTGAAAATCGTACCGGGGTGAACAACGGCTTCATGGGAGTCGACGAATCGACTCTCAACAACGCCCAGCCCGGCACGGTCAACCAAATGACCAGCATGGCTGCGCAGCGGGTGGAGCAGATTGCCCGCGTGTTGGCCTTTGCCATTGAGGATTTGTTCTCGATCGTGCACGAAAACGTCTTGAAGATGGGCCACAAGCGTGAATCGGTGCAATTACTCGGCAATTGGACCGAGGTCGACCCCGGTTCCTGGCGCAAACGCAATGATTTCAAGATTTGTGTCGCATTCTCCGCCGGCAACAAGGATCAGATGGTCTCGCGCCTGATGTTGATGCTGCAGAAACAGACCGAGGCGTTGCAGCTGGGACTTCCGGTGTGTACGCCGGAGAATTACTACGCAACGCTCGTGGAATTGACCAAGGCGAGCGATTTTGCGGCGCCTGACCGGTTTTGGACCGATCCGCAGAAGATGCCGCCGAAACCCCCGCCGCCGCCGCCTCCGGCCATCGTCGTAGAACAGATCAAAACCGCATCGCAGGAGAAGCAGAAGGCTGCCGATATCCTGCAGCGCGAGGTCGAGAGTCAGCGCAAGGCGCAGTTGGAGAAATACGCGATCGATGCCAATGCCGGTGTGGCCCTTGCCGCCAAGCATGTCGATCACAGCCATGCGGTGGCGATCGAGACCATGAAGGCGAGTCACACGGCCTCGATCGATACGCTCAACGCCAAACTCAATCAGGCGGTCTCAGGCACGGCCGCCACCCAGAAGGCAGTCGCGGACGCCCACAACGGGATCGCCGCTCACGGCATGTCTGCGGGCGCCACGAATGACGCCTTGGATCATGTCATCAATACCATCAAGCATCACGCCGCGATTGCCTCGGGCCACAAGGTCTTGAAGCACAATGCCAAGGGCGAACTGGAAGGAATGGACGTGCTCGATCATTCCGGCAAGGTGCTCGCGAGCCATAAGGCGGTCCGGGACCAGCACGGCAGGATGACGCTGCAATGACCCCCACCCAGGCGATTGAACGCGCGAACCGCGCCAAAGCGCTCTTGGACAACCCGATGTATGACGAATCGTTCGAGCTATGCAGGCTCGCGATCATCGATCGTATCGAGAAATGCCCGATCGGGGACACATCGACGGCCGAGGATTTGCGCAAGTGCCTGAAGCTCTTGCGCGATGTGAAGGCGAATGTCTCGGCCGCAATCAACACCGGCAAGGTGGATGCGTTTCGCATCGAGCAAGAAGCCAAAGCCCAAAAGAACCCGTTTCGTAACCTATTTAGGTGACCTCCATGATTGACGAAGTAGCAATCGACCAACCGGAAACGGAGTCGATGACAGACCGTATTGCCAGCAAGTTTGGATTCCCCGGCAAGGGCCAAGCAGAGACGCCAGTCGATGCAGCCCAAACCGCCGAATCAGACCTGGCGGAACTCGAGTGGGACGGCGCGAAATATCAAGTTCCGAAGAACATGAAAGACGCTTTCATGCGGAACGAAGATTACACGCGCAAGACGCAGGAACTGGCCGAACAGCGCAAATCTGTCGACCAGCTGCGCGAACTCTCGCAGACCAAGCAGATGGATTCGGCCTTTGCCGAATCCGTACAGCCCGATATGCAGCAGGTGGCGATGATCGATGCCTATCTCGCGCAGGTCTCGAAGATGGACATGTCCAACATGAGTATGGATGCGGTGTTTCGTCAGAAGATGGAAATCGACAACTTGAAGGAGCGGCGGCACGAACTGAAGACTGCGATGGCGGAGAAGCGCCAGCAGTTCAATCAGAGCGTGGCCGAACGCATCAAGGAATTGCGGGGTAAATCCCGCGAGATGGCCTCCAAATCCATTCAAGGATTCAGCGAGCAGACCGAGGCCGACATGCGTAAATTCGCGGTCGCCGAAGGACTCGCTGAACCTGAAGTCGACAATGTATTGCTCGATCCACGGTCCTACAAGATCATCTGGAAAGCGATGCAGTTCGACAAGGTGCAGGCAGGGACTGTCAAAGCCGACAACGCGGTCAAGGCTCTAAAGCCGGGCGCCGCATCCAACCGGATGCCCCCGGAGACCGCACAGAAACTCAATTTCAACAAGGCCATGAAGAGCGCAACGAACTCGAGCGCGAAAGCTCGGGTGATCGAAGACCGCTTAGCTGGCATGTTTCAAAAAGGACACACGTAAATGACCGTTTTAACTGGATCTACTATCACTTTCGGAGTCGGCTCCGGTGGTGGCATTCGAGAGGATTTGGAAGATGTAATTTGGGATCTCTTTCCAGAAGATACGTGGGCCGTATCCAATTTGGATAAGGTCGACGCAACCGCGACAACGCATGAATGGCTGGGCCAGGTGCTTGCCGCTGCGGCTGCGAACATCGGGGTGGAAGGCGATGATGCCACCTTCACCTCACTCACCAGCCCGTCCCGGTACGGCAACTACACGCAGATTCTGTCGAAGACCTTCCTGGTGTCCGACACCTTGGAATCGGTTAAGAAAGCAGGGCGTGGCAGTGAAGTCGCCCGCGGCGCGATGGTGAAGATGCGGGAATTGAAGCGCGACATGGAATACGCGATCACGCGTAACGCCATTGGTACGGCGGGTGGTGCGACCACGGGCCGCAGCATGGCGGGCATGGAGACCTGGATCTCAGGGTTCTTGAACAACGCGTTCGTCGGCACCACGGTCACCGCTTCAACCGCCGTCATGTCGACCACCTCGGCGAACACCTGCACGACTCCGGTGACAGCATCGGGCGTTCCAGGTACGGCGCCGACGGACGGCACGACCACGGCCGCACTGACCGCCACCAACTTGAACGCGGCTTTGCAGGGCGCGTGGAGCAACGGTGGAAATCCCACGATCATCCTGTGCACGGCGAACAACAAAACGGCCATCGATGGATTCACGTCCATTGCGACCCGCTTTGTCGATGTGGACGCATCCACACAGTCGCCGATCATTGGGGCAGCGAATGTGTATGTGAGCGATTACGGCCGCCACACGGTGGTCCTGCATCGCTACATGCGCACGTCGGTGACGCTGTGCTTGGACCCGAACTACTGGGCGCTCGCGTTCCTGCGACGTCCGATGGCGCGGGAACTGGCGCGTACGGGAGATGGCACAAAGTACCAAATTATTACGGAAGGGGCTTTGGTATCAAGGAATTGGCAGTCCTCTTCGAAGGTGGTGGGCCTCACCTAATCTGCATGGGCCGGGAATTCACACCGGCCCTTTCTTTTACGGATTGATTTGCACGGATTCGCGTCACTTACAATTTTTCAAAGGGGAAACGCGATGGATTCTTACGAAGTAGTGAAGACCGATCAAGGCCATGTGATGTATGTCGATGGCAAGTATTACGCCGTACCCGAAAGCGCGGTGCGCATGAACAAGGAAGATTTGGCGCTCATTTTCGAGGGCGTGAAGTCGAAGCCCGTCGCCGGCGTGGTAACGCGTTCCGATGTGACGGCCAACATCATCCATACCGGCAACGAAGTGAAGATCACGCAACAGCCTGCCGCGGTGAGCGTGAAGGCAGAGGATAACGCGAGCTTTGCCGTGAAGGCGGAAGGCGACACACCACTCTTCTATCAGTGGAAGCGCAATGGATTGGACGTCAAGGGCGCAACCGATCCCACGCTCACGCTGAACGGCGTCAAGCAGAGCGACAACGATGCGCTCTATACCTGCGTGGTGACGAACCCTGCGGGCAGCGTGACCACGACTCAAGCGAGACTGACCGTCGGATGAGCGACTTTTTTGAACTGGACCCCGTGACCGGTATCCGCACCGATACTGCGTGGGATGAGGCATCACAGCAGATGACGCTCATTCGCTCAGCCGATGTGGAACCGGTCCTGGAGTTTTCCAAGGAGATGGCCGCTGATACGTCAGTGAGCCAACGCGGGATCAAGCAGGGCTTTTGGCTCTACGCGAAGCTCCCGCCGATCGTGATCTTGCAGATGCGCGCGAAGGGCATCAACGTATTCGATCAAAACGACGAAGCACGCATGTTCGCCGAAATTAACAGCACGTATCCGCATTTGAAGCTGACGCAAGGCAATCATGGTGGACGCGAGAAGATCACCGTTGGTTAATCCCTATCAAATCGCCGCCGACCTCTCGCGCGAGGGCAAGCACGAGCAGGGCTACAAGATCATCGCGAAGCTTCTGACCGATAATCCCTTGGATATCCAAGGGCTCGTGACGGGCTCCTACATCACGCGTGCGATGGGTGCATTGCCGGTGGCGTATCACTATGCGCGGGCGGCGACGCAAATTCGTCCCACCGATGCGCCGGCCTGGACCAATCTAGGTCATGCGGCGTCCCAAATGTGGCTGGTGGAGGAAGCGGAGCGGCATTACTTCAAAGCCTTGGAGTGCTCCAAGTCAGACTTTGACCGCAAGGTGCTGTGGGTGAATTTGAGCGCCTTGTATCTCGATGACGGCAAGTTCGACAAGGCACAGAGCTACATCGAGAAGGTGCTCGCAAAGTATCCGGATGATACGGATGCGAAAGCGAATCTTGGCTTCTGTCAGTTGGCCCAACGCAACTGGGACGGCTGGAAGGGCTATCGCAACACCATCGGCTCTGACTGGCGCCCCAGGGTGCAGTACAAAGACGAGCCGGAATGGGATGGGACACCGGGCAAGATCGTGGCTCTCTATGGGGACCAAGGCTTAGGCGACGAGGTGAGTTTCGCCTCCATGATCCCGGACGCGATCGATGTATGCGCAAAGGTCATCATAGATTGTGACGAGCGATTAGAAGGGTTGTTCCGCCGCTCGTTCCCGAAAGCAAAGGTGTATGGGACACGCACGGCCAAGGAGGCGAAGTGGGACAAAGCAGATTGGCATATCGACGCGTCATTGCCGCTGGGGCAGATCGGGGAGTATTTCCGGACTACCGACGACTCCTTTCCCGGTACGCCGTATCTCATTCCCTGCCCGGACCGCGTGAAGATGTGGAAAGCGCTGTTTTCACAGAAACGCAAGCCTGTGATCGGAGTGGCCTGGACTGGTGGAATGCCGAGAACCAATGCACGTAATCGGCGCATCGGGTTGGAGGACTGGCTCCCCATCTTTGGAATTGACGCGCACTTCGTGTCGCTGCAATACAAAGATTCGAGCGAGGAGATTGACGCCTTTCGCAAGAAGCATCACGTCGATCTGAAGCAATATGCCTACGGCACGCTCACCAAAGACTATGACGACACCGCGGCCCTCATCGCCTCTTTGGATTATGTGGTGTGCGTTCAGACTGCGGTTG